TAATTTCAATACTTGATATTCTTAAAAAAACACATGTTCTAAATATAGTTGGGAAAGTTTTAATTGTTTTTTTTCTAAATTCTTTTGGTGTTATTTTTTCTCTCATCTTATTTCTTTTTAAATTGTTTAAACCACTCTTTTCTTGAATCAAAATTATCTATAAAACTGTCAATTATATTCATAACTTCTTCCTCACTATAACTTCTTTCTTGTTGCTTATCAAACAACTTTTGTATCTCATAATTTGCCATTTCGCTTGTTCCATATTTATGATGGATTTTTTGCACTTCGTCTTGAATATTCATAATCTTATTTGTTTTAATATTTCAAAAATTAAAGTCATTAATACAAATCCAGTTAAAAATCCAAATACTATTTTACAAATAAATAAAAATATATTTCTCATTCTCCTTGTCCTTTTTTTGATTAAATAATACCAAAGCCAAATCATCTTCGACCTTATAAACTCGTATGCCATTAGAACTAGTAGGTACTTCATTTTATTCTTTTGTTTAAAAAGTTATTTACTTTTTTTGAATTACATAGGGTTATCAATCCACCTACATATCCACTAAACAAATTAACTATTGGTAAAAGAGAAACTAAAATTATAATTATTAAATCTCCTATTGTAGCTTGATTTTGTTTATTAAGAATCATGAATACGGATAGTATTGCAGGTATTATGTAAAAAACTATTACTGATAGTATCATAACGTGGTATATTTATTATTAATGATGTGTACGTGCTGTGACTTTCCGTTAGGGTAGATCACCACATTAGTATTCATCCAGCTAGATGCACCCTTGTTGTAGCCAACCCTTAGGTGGGTCAAGGTTCCAACAGACGAGTGGCCGTCCTCACGACAAGGACTATGAGTGTGACCAGTTATGTTCTTGGTGTTCAAGTTCTTGAACTGAATGACACCACCACGACTGCCGTTGGCTCCTATGTGTCCGTGTACGCCACACTCTATGTTAGCAACCCTGAAGCTATCGTTTATACCTAGGCAGTTCACGTTTATTACACCGAACTTATTCAGTATAGCAGGGATAATCCCCTTGCCAATGGTGTCATTCTTAAGCACATGTGCAAGCTCTAGGTAGGTACTCTTGTTGGTACTCTTTCGCCAGTCCACGTCGTTTAGCCACCTGTCCAAGAACTCGTCGTGGTTGCTCCTGACCATCACAAAGTTAAAGTCTGAGTACCTGTCAAAGAACGCGGCCATGTTGTTTAGCTCCAGCATAAGGTCACCAGATCCGTCCTCCTCCCTGGCCATAACCTGGAACGGTTGGTTACGCTCGTGGTGTGATATGGAGTGCCCGTTGAACACGTCGTGTAGTACTATATCCTCACAGTTCAGGTCCTCAGCCATCCTGAACGAGACATCAAGAACATCGTCGTTTGTCTCACCAAGGTGGAGGTCACCAAACACCATAACGGTCTTGCTTGTCTCACGTATGGATCCAGCTATTACATTGTAGTGCAGGTCATAGAAAGACCCGTCCTCGTCAGCTGTAACCTGTCTTATGTGGAAGTCATCCTCGTCCAACTCTATGATAACAAAACCTAGCGTGTGGTGGAACTCACCCTTCTTACCAGACTTGGTGTCTGTGTAGTTCTGTAGCGATATGGCTCCTGTAGTAACCAACAGCTTGTGAGGATAACCGTCAAGTATTGGCAGGGACTTAAGGTGTACCCTAGGGTGTCCAACGACGCAACTTTCAAGCCCTGTGAGGCCGTTAATCCCAGAAAGGGGAGTTGATGCTGTCGGCTGAATTTTAAGGTCTGATAGGATACACAGGTGCTTGTGTACCTTGTGCCTGTTTGCGTCTAGGTACCTCTCTACCCTTGGCGACCACGAGTTTCTCTCCTCCTTCTCCTTTACCCTCTTGCTTGAGTTCAGTGACGTAGGGTTCTTGTACCTACCAGCTATGATGGATATCTCTGCATCTATCTCGTTGGCGTACGCCTCTATGTTTGTAAGGAACTGCTCGTGTATCTCTGTGTCAGACTGGCACCATGATACTATGAACCTCTGCTTGGTCTTGTCGAGCTCCCTCTTCTGGGCCTCTAGGAACATGTCCGACTCTGGAAGTTCTTTATTATCGGTTACTCCAGTTCTCTCTAGGTGCTTAGACATTGTCCTGCGAACCTGATCCTCGTAAGGGATACCGAACTCAATGCACGCCATCTTTGTGGCGTGTGTAATGTTGTGACCCATAGCTAGTGCTAGCCCTATGTACGCTTTAAATTCTTCTGAATACTTTCCCATTATATCTTTGTGTAAAATGTTACTAAAACTTTTCTTATTCCCTCAGTGATCTCCTCTGGATACTTTGAGTGGAAGTAATCTGCATCATAAGTCAGCATCCTGTTCGGCCTTGACGATATGTAGTCCTTCTTTAACCAACTGGATCTGTTATCGGCATCCTCAAGTAGTATCTTATCAAAGTCTGAGTTCGTGCAGTCCTTTGGTAAGGTTCTTCCGTACACGTAGTGCTTCCAGAACGCTGTTCCGTTCTCGGTCACATCCTCATCGTCGTTGATATACAGCACAGAGGCTATGTCTATCTTCTTTCCCTGCACTATGTCGTCAGCGTGTATCCATAGGCTCGTGTCGAACCCCTTGTATGCGCTCCTGACAAATGACAATACCATCTCGTAACCGTCCATGTGCAGGTAGTTGTATATGCTACTTGGTGGAGTCAGGACTGAGAACGACTTGCCTGAAAAGTTAACTATCTCAAACAGGTTGTTGTCGCAGTACTCCTGCAACGACTTGAACTCATCCTCTGGAAGGAAGTTGTCTACTACACTAATCATTAGCCTTGCAGATTATCTTTCTGTATACCTCGTTGACAGACTCCTTGTTGGCTCCTCGTGAGTACAGGTACTTCATCACTATGAGTATCCTCTGCTTCTTACTTATCTTGTGCTCTTTCATTTCTCTCTATTTCGATTATACTTCTCTTTAGATAGTTGGCCTGGTCTAGGCACTCCTCGTACGCATGCTGTAGCCAGCCCTTCAGGTCTATGTCTGTCCTGTCTAACGTGTTGTTGTACTTGTTTATTCCAAGGTTTGATCTGTCTAACAGATCCTTTCTAACTGCCCTTACCACCGTGTCGACGGTTGGGTTGATTATCTTGTGGCCGTTCACCACTATGTCCTTAGTCGTCGTTGTTGTTATCATAATTTTTTAAATTTTATATCTTCTAAATCTTCTTGATCTATAAAATATATGTTTACCCCATTTCTATATATTCCTCTTGCACCCATGTGTATTGGCATATCAAAAGTAGCAGATCCACCACTTATACCTTCTGTATTGTCAAAAAATGAATCTATAGTTTTCTTGTTGACTATTATAATAGCTTCTTCAACATCTAATAATTCTATTAATTTATCTATTTTCATAATAGTATTGTTACTTTTTTGTGTTTCGCATCACATCTTATGAATCCTTCTGTAAGGTGACGATTAGGACATTTATCAGTTATTATCATTCCTGTAGTCTATTTCTTTTTTGATTAAATTTATGTGCCACTCTGGGCCTCCGTAGTCAAGTATGGCATACAGCCAGTCCTCGTCCATGTCCTTCAACTTCACCCATGTAAGTGGCTCTGTCCCGTCCTTACCGCGTCCACCCCTCTCGGCGTACTCTCGTACCTCCTCGTATGGATCGTCGTCGTGAACAAAGAATGGTTTCACCTTCTTTAGGTCTAAACCACCGTACCTTGAGTACGCTGTTCCTCCGTCAACCATCGTCTGGTTGTCGCAGCCGCACGTCTTGTAGTCGTGCCTGTGGTGTGACACAAGCACCTCCTTACAGCTGAGGCACGTAACTGAGTTGTACACTAGCTGTCTCACAGTTCGGTCTTCATTGAGGTCTGGATCTCCTTTAGCAGTGCAACTAGCTCAGCTATTGTCTTGTTTAGCGCAACGTAGTCCTTGTCCGCTAAGCCCTCGTATATGTCATCCGTCAGATTATTAATAGATAACATTGTCTTATTCACATATTCCATATTGTTTTTTTATCAAATGTATAAATTAACGTACTTACTATTAAAAAAAGTTATCAACATTCATCCTCGATGCCACTACCACACACCCTGTCTCTAGGTACTCGTTGAGTGCTGTATTTACGTTTGTCACGCTTATGTCCATGGCACTGGCGATCTCTGACTGTGTGTTGTACCTGTGCGTCAGGTAGAAGTCTACGATGCTTATCTTCTTCTTAGAGTACCTGAAGTAGTTCGTGGACATCGTCCTCTTGTACTTCTGTATGGCATCTATCTGCTTGTCGTTCCACATGAACACGCCTGACTCTCTCATAGCAACAAGGCCAATTAATTTAGCCCTCTTTCTGAACGCGTCTGTCTTCATGTTTATCTCCTTGCATGCCTCTACTGTTGTGTACATGGTGGATATATTTGTCCCTTGGTTGCGTGCAGGCAGTAAGCCTCGAAGCCTTGGGATATTAGTTCATCTATTCTGTACTCCTGTAGTGGCTTCAGTGTGTCACCATCCTCCTTGCACTCTATGAATACAGTCTTACCGTCCTTGAGACAGATCAGGTCTGGGTAACCGCTATCGCTCAGCTTGATTGTGTTCAGCACGATCCATCCATCGGACTTGAACCTTGCTATTGTCTTTGTTTGAAATCTACTAGCCATTGCTTCCAAAATTGTTTTAAGTTGTTAGGTATTGTCTCCCACGTGTACAAGGGTACATCTTCTTCCTGTCCCTCATTCATTTTATTTATTATTTTTTGTTTCATAATTTCTCTATTTCTCGTTTAACTTCAATCCAATATTGTTGTATATCTGATATTAATGGTAAATTATTTCTAACTTCATCAACTGCTACTAATGCACATTGTTTGGATTTATAAGTTAAAATTGAATCATATTTATCAATTAACTCTTGTGCTTTTTCTTTTGGTGTCATAATCCTTTTTCTTTTTTATAAATTTCTAATAATTCTGTTACTGATTTTTTTACAAATACTTTTGTAAGCATAAATTCTCCAAATCCAATAGCAAATTCATCTGCTATTTTTTCATGTTCGATAGATACGAGTTCTACCATTCCTTCATAATGTTCATCTTCTTCATCATTGATGAACCATTGTTGAAATTTATCTTTTAATGTCATTTTACTTTGTGGTATTTAATTTTATACTTTTCAATTCTATCTAAGGCTTCTTGTAGTGTATCTAACTCGCAGTATACTTCATAATTATCTGTCCAAAGATATGAACTCTTTCTATCTATTGGTCTGTATCCCTTAAACCAATTGCCTACCTGAGGCACAAACTTTCCGTTAACTTCTTTTACTCTGTACATATTTTAAAGTGTGATAATGTGAAATTCTTTTTCTTAAGTACCTGCTTGTATATGTCCTGCTCTATTCCTCCCTTAGAGAACACCCAGTACACCTTGTTGAACTTACGCTCCATTGTGGTCATACGATCCCTCGCCTGCCAGTAACTCGTGGCCGAGAAGTCTATGTTGTAGAACACTATGAACTCAGCATTCCTCAAACTTATCCCCTCCCTACCAGATACGATCTGTAGCGCTATGGACTTGTCTGTGGTGTTGAACTCCTCTAAGTCAGTTGTCAAGTTTTCTGCACCGTATACTTGACGTAGTGCATCCAACTCAGCAACAAACTTATAAAATATTCCGATCTTGGTATGTTTGAACTTCTCCATTATATGGAGAGCCTTGCTATCATCTATCACCATCCTGCTACCAGACTCGAACTTGATCGTGCCTGAGTAGATCTGGTGTAGCTTCTGCATCAACTTAACCCCCGTGTCTGCCAGTATGACCTCCTCCTTACCCTGTACCACTAGGTCTCTCTTGAGCCTGCTCGCTAGGTTGTACGTGGACGGCTTCATGTCAACTGTCAGAACCTCCTCCTCAATCTCAGATACAAAGCCTGCCTGCTCCTGCGTGTACGTTAGAACGTACGTCTCTATCACACTCATGACTAGGTCGATCTTGGCGTTGGAGTAGTCTGGTGCAGGCCCGTAGCTCGTGTACTTGGTGCCAGGTATCACGTAGTCCTTTGCCCACTTGTAGAAGTTCACGTAGCTCTTGAATGGGCTACTGTGCGATACCCAGTACTGATGGAACAGCTGGCTGTAGTTCTCTGGGCTCGGGGTACCCGACAGGAACACCATCGGCAGGTGGCCGAACATCCTCTTGAATGTCTTGGTGGCCTTTCCAGGTTTAGGTATGGCTCCGAACCTGTGGTGCTCGTCGTGTATAACAAGGTCGTACTGACCAAGGCACTTGTGCATAGACTCGTCGTTCATGATCTCTATCGAGAAGTTGAACCCGAAGTCTAGGTAGTCACTTAGTATGTCGCCCATGGCCTTCTTCTTTGTCAGGAACAGAACCTTGTCTGCTCCGTACAACTTGGCTATCTGCATTGACGTGGCGGTCTTGCCCGTCCTTACGCTCATGCACAGGTATACTAGACCCTTGTCCCTTAGTATCTTGACCCCCTTACCTGCTAGGTCTGACTGGTAATCCCTTAGTGTTTTCTTCATATAGGTACTTATAAACATCGTGTAACTTTGCTGACGCCATGTCAACACTCTTGTATCTAACCGAGCCTGTCCTCTCGTTACTGTAGTACTCCATCCCAGTATCTCTGTCGTAGTAGAAGTCCTTGCCGTTTGATGTGATGCCACCCTTACGGATCGCTATCTTATAGTAATAACTCTCAGGCTTGATGTAAACCTGAAAGTCATTCTCTATGCACCACTTAAAATAATATGCTGTCTTCATCCTTGCCAACGAATTTAATCCACATTCCTGTACTGCTCCTACCCTCTATAGGCTTGACACCTGATATGTATATCCCGTAGGAGATCAGCCAGTTATAGAACTCTGTCCTGGATATAGTCCTCTTGGCCTTTGGTTGGAAGTCTGGGTTGTCCTGAATGAAGTCTATGTACAGATCCTGCTTGTATATCACCTCACCCAGTACCAGCTTGTCGCTGTGTGCCTCACCGTTGATTAGGCCACACCAGTCGATAAACTCGTGGCATGTGTCTGCAGATAGCTTACGGATCTTAAGGTTGACGAACTCGCTCTTGAGTAGGCCTGATGTGAGATACCTCTGAAGGCTCTTGATCATGTAGTTGTCGAACCTGCACCACTCGTGCTCGTCCCATTCCGTGAACAGTAGCCTGCCGAACTCAACCTGTGGAGTGAACTCCTTGGTGTAGAACTGCTTGAACTCCAACTCCCACTTACGTCTCTCGAACGAGTTACCCTTACCCTTGATGGCGTAGTTGGTCGTGATGATGATCTTAGGTGACTTGTTGAATGGTATGTGCATGGCCTGTTGGTTCTTCCTCTCTAGGGTGATACCCTCTGTGATGATCGAGAACAGCCTCTCGAAGTTGAAGTGCTTCTTAACATCATCAAACGCTAGCACCTGAGTATCAACCGATACCGTCTGAAACGGGAAACCACTGTCAAAGTTGATACTCTTTCCATCTATGAATGCTAGCTTCTTCATCTGCGATATCGCGTTGGTGAACAGTCCCTTTCCTGTTCCTCCCTCTGGGTTGTCCGTTATGACCTCGTCATTTAGAATGACCGCAGGACAGTAAGATAGATTCTTATATCCGTGCAGAAGGAACCCAATAGTACTCTCAACCGAGTTAATCCTAACTGTATCATCGTCCGATATGTTTGAAATGAATGTCTTGAAGTCGCAGTCCTCTACCTCGCACAGGTCGAACTCCCTGTCTATCACCTGATCCTTCCATATGTACCCACCCAGATCTAGGTAATCTATAATACTTATGGTGTTCTTGGTGATGTTTACCGCACAGTTCGTGTAGTAAAGGTACGCGTTGTTCTTGTCGTCCTCCATGAAGTGCACGTCAACCGATGACAGTAGCGACAGGAAGTCCTCCTTGAAGAACCTAGTCTTGTCAGCGAAGAAGTTGTACACAGACAGGTCGTCCACATTCTGTAGGTAGTTGAGAACGAAGTCCTTGATCTCGTCCTCTGACGTGTGGTCTATCAGGTTATTCGTAACACGCACGAATATAAAACTCTTGTTTCCAACGGGCATGTACTTGTAAAACCCGTTGTCCTCCAAGAAGTCTCTGAACATGTAGTGCACGATGCTTATGGATCCCTTGTCCGACTTGCTCCAGAACTTGTTGACCGACTCGTCCTTGTCTATAGAGTCTATCACAGAGTCTATCGTGAAGCTAGGTAGGTTGGTCTCCGACAGGTCTGACTTGATCTCCTTCTTGGACACTCCCCTCTTGATCTTCTGACGAACCTGATTGATCATGTCGTCGTCCTCGAAGTACTTGGATCCGAACGATCCCGTGTTCTTATACGCAGAGTTTATGATGGTCTGTATCTCAGACATCGGGTGCTTCTGACTGACGAACTGACTCATCACGTACTCAGACAGTGACTTGTTCACGCCGTAATCGTTTAAGGCTGAGGCCAATATAAACATGTTGTTGTTTCTCTTGCCGTCAACCATCGGGTAGTTCTTTGACCACCACCTCATCAGTATCTCTACAACCTTGTTGTCGTTTGTTATAGGTATGGTTGTTACACTGCTAGACCTGTCTAACTCAACGTACTCCACCTCCTCCAACTTGTCCCATAACCTAGAGTCCACGTTTATGTATATCTCTGGGTCGTACGACTCGTAGCAAACCCTAGATATGTTCTTGGACGTGGTGTCGAAGTACTTGGAGTCGAAGTGCTTCTCTAGTGAGTTGAAGTAGTTCTTGTGGTTGTCTATGTCCTTAGGTATCTTCACGATTACCTTTAGTCCGTTACCTGATGGAGACACGAACACTGAGTAACTGTGAGCATCCTCTGATAGCCTTACTTTGTCTGCTAGTAGGTCATCCTCTGTCTCGTAACCGTCGAAGTCAAGGCATATAAAACCACTGTGGTCTACGATGGCCTTGTCTTCACGCTTGTTGAAGGTACCCGAGAAGCACACCGAAGGCAGATCCCTCTTGAGTAGGTTCCTCCTCTCCTTGTCTGACTCGGTGCGGATCGCCTCGACCTTGTCCCTTGAGGATCCGTCCTTGATCCTCTGTAGAACCACACCTATACCCCTGAAGAACGGTGTGTCTGTGCTCTTTATGTTTGAAAATATTGTTATCATAGTTCATTTTTTATCGATGTTCATTGTTAATGAACGTTACCTTTTACTGAACAATAGACCCCATAAATTGGGGTCTATCCTACCACACAAAGTAAAGTCCAGCCTGTGTAGACTGAACTAATTATTGGCACTTATTAGTGTTTAGTGCCGAAGTTATAAATCTATTAATTTAAGAATAAAAGACAAATGCTTATCCTTAGTATCTAATAAGTTTCCATTAACATCAATATATATAAATAAATTTGAATCATACTTTAAAAACCTATGTATTTTATTATGATCTTTAATACTAAGTTCTATTGTATCTTTTGCAAATTCTCTATTATAATTCCAATGATGAAGTTCGTTTCCTTTTGTTGTTGGTTTTAAATTTCTTGAAAGATATTTACATATTTTTTTTCCTGGATACTTTAGATTATATCTATTCATTATAGATCTCTTTTTTTCAGTACTAGGCTTATGCTTTTCTCTATAATCTAATCTAAAATACTTTTCTCTATGTCTTTTTCTTTCTTTTTCAAGACCCTCTGGAGTAGAAATATTTAATTGTAATTGTTTTTTAGAATCTTTTTTTGTACATTCTTTACACTTACCTAAGTATCCATCACCCATTTGTTTGTGCTTATAAAAATCATAAACACTTTTTTCTAAATTACATTTAAAACAAACCTTTGTTAAAATCTCATTCATATATTTATATTTAATTAATAATAACAAAGGTAGTGAATTAAAATGGTAATAAAACTACCGTTTTAGAATGGTAGTCCATCAGGAACAACGGTAGCTTCAGGCACTACCTGTGGCTTCTTAGCGTCATCCCAATAGGATGTGAAACCCTCTCCGATGTAGACTGTGTCGGCCTTTGCCTCTCTCTCCTCCTTGGTCTGGATCACACACGCGAAGTGCGTCTTAACAATTCTCATTGTGTCCTTAGCAAAGATCTGCTTAGGCTCCTTAACCTCAACCAACTCGAACTTAACCTCTTGTACATTAACATTTGTACCGTCCTTGCTCTCGTAGCTTCTTGTAGAGATCAGGTTTCTTAACTTTGACGCGTCTAACGTCACTTGAATTTTCGCCATTTTATTAAATTTAATTTTGCCTACCTAGTTGTACTGCCGTCGGCTATTCAGTTTGATGTTGCAGAGGGACTCGAACCCTCGTCTAGCCTATTAAACAAGGCCTATTCTACCGCTAAACTATACAACAAACCGACCATGGACACCATAATCCGCAACAAATATACAACAAATTTGTTACAAATCTTCCCTTATGAAGAAATTATTTATGTCCTCCTTAGGACTGTCTCCAAAGAACTTTTCGTAGACCTCAACCGCACGCAACACCTTCTCTCTACCTCCTAGTAGGAACTCTGCACTAGGCTCGAACACACCCAACTCGTGAGTACCCTTATCTATTACGTAGAAAATCAAGGGTTTATCAAAAAATTGCTGATACAAATATGACTGCGAGTCGTAGTTGTACTTCTTTGCAGACCACCTGAAGTCAGAGATCTTTGACGTGGTCTTGATGTCGATAATAATCTCGTCTGTCACAATGTCTGCCTTGCCCTTGAACTTGTGGCCGAACAACTCCATGATGGCGGGCTCCTCGTACACGTTTCCGTCCTTGTAGATGTTCTCGTAAAAGAAGAAGTTCGACTTGATCACGCGAACCATCTCGTCAAGGTTGTCACACTCATTCCTTAGCAGGAGCAGGTTGCCCTTTGACGCGTCCTTGTATATGTTTGTGTTACGCGTGCTCGCCTCCACTATCTCAAAGTTGGCCAACTTCTCAGGCTCCAATATGGCCGTGTGGAAGTAGCTACCTTGTAGCATAGGAACCGTCGGCTCCTGCTTTACCTTAAACATCTTAGGGTTACTTAATAGTACACCCACCGCGCTATTACTTAGGAACTGCGATCCGTAGTCCCCGTAGTAGTCTTTGTCATTTCTTAGTCTATCCAACATATTTCCCAAGTTCTTTTTTGATTACGGTTGAAATTTTATACTTCGTCTCAAGGTTCTTGACTATCGTGGCCAATCCAAGGTGCTTGTTGTCCTTGATGTACTTGATGACCTTGTCCCAATTCGCGTCACCTATGGTCAACTCTAGAGGGCCTGAAGGCTTCTCTACCTTTGTAGTTGTCACTAGGTCTTCACCACTCCACATCTGAAGGCCTAGTCCGTGAAGCGCCAACGCCTTTACAGTGCTCCTTTGGATAGTCTTTGACACCTCGAATGATGTTATGTTATCTATTCCAATTGACTTGTTGTTGTGGCTCATGATTGGTAGGTAGTCGATGTGCTCTAGTCCCTCGATTACAATTCCAACCTTCACATAGCCCGTCTTACCATCGTTTAGGTAGTTAAGTCCCGTCAACGGATCCTCGTACACTATACGTTGTATTGATGGATACATTTGCTTTGCAAACCCCCACGCGTTAGCCCAACTGAGGTAGTTCTGACTACCCTTCTTCTCTACTTTTGACTTTATGTCAATCTCTGATAATGTTTTAAAAATTTTCTCCATTTGTTTAATTTAATTTATTTGATTTACTTATATTATCTTTTGCCCACAATGGTTGGAAGTTTGTGTAATGATTCAACTTTATCATATGATCCTCGTCTATTGCTAATGATACTGGGTATATATGATCCATATGCCATTGACCTTTATTCTCCCAAGTCATTCCTTCGGTAAATTGACTTTCTAGATGACTTTTAAATTCTTCAAATGTACATCCTAGTATATTGTAAGTCTTAGTTTTTTTTGAGTATCCATTACCTTTCATTGAAGTCCTTATTAAAGATCGTATACTACTACTAAGTTTAAATAAAGGGTCATTTAATATTCTGTTTTTTAAATATTCATTTGCTTTATGTCTATTTAACTTATTCCATTCTCTACATTTTTGATTTTCTACTTCTTTATTTTTTATATTGTATTGCCTTCTATATTCCTTTCTTCTTTCTTTATTTTCTTCATTCCATTTTTTAGATTTAGCAATTATTTTATTTTTATTATTTAAATAAGATTTATCATCATCAATTTTTTTACACTTTTTACATTGAGGAAATAATCCATCTATTCTAGTTCTATCTTTACTAAACTCAATTAATTCCCTCTCAACATTACACTTTGTACACTTCTTCATATCACAAAAAAAACCCCATCAATTTGGCAGTAATGTGAGACATGCCTCCTTGACAGGATTATTAAATATTTTCGGGCGCAATGTGTCTCACTTCATTACATTGCAAAGATACAAAAAAAATTAAACATTTTCGTACTTGATTTTTAAAACATTAGTGTACTTCTCCATTAGGTTCACTCTCATCGTCTTCAGATACTGGTAGTGCTTCTGATTGTTTCGGTTCCCTATCTCATCTCGTATGCTACGGATGATTGTATTCAGCGACATCCTATAGTTCGCTAGGCACATCTCGTAGCACCCCTGCTCGAACCCTAGCCTATAGAACATCCTGTACTCCTCCTTCGATACCTCCTGGTAGAAGTCCCCGTTTAACTTTGTGTTCAGGATCTTTATCTCCCCGTCCGTGTTCTCGATCTTTATACCCTTGAATATTCTTGACTTCGAGTACGGTGTGTCAAGCCTTGTCGACTTGTGGAACCATGTCGCGTCCCTCCAAATTTCATTCTTCATAGTTCTTTCTTATTAGTGTGTCAATTTTCTTACTTAACTCTTGGAAGTACGTACCCCTCTGTATCACGTTGGTGTCGGCCACCTCGTTGTTCAACTCCTCGCAGAAGCCTATCAGGTCGTCCCTGAACTTCAGCATCCTTTGTGTGGTTGACTTCAACTCGTCTAGACACTCTAGCAGTAGACTGCACAGACAGTACATCAACTGCGCCTTTACCTTCTTACGCTTGTTCATACTCTCGTCTTACGTCGTACCAATACTTTGCTCCCGTCTCACGTATCAACTCGTTAATACATCTCAATCCTAGGACGTAGTCCCCGTTGAATAAATCTAAAATTCTTTGTGCTTCTTCTTTCATTTTTTTAGTATGTATTTTAATTTTTTTAATTGTCTTTTAAGTGAAGTTATGCCTAACTGTGAATTAAACAAAGACCTCCTTTTACTTACGTCTACGCTTTTGTCACATATGTTTTTAGTCCAATACTCATACCCGTCAGACTTAGATTTTATTATACGATCAATTTTATGTATCTCAGACTTTATAAATAATTCACTTGGATTTGTCTCTAGATACATTATAATCTCTCTCAGTTCCTTATTCTTTTTACCTAAAGATTTTTTACCTCTGTCATCTTTTAGTTCAGATTCTAGCAAGTTGTTTGCTATTTCTTTTTTAAGTTCTTCTATTGTTATCATTTTTTAAATTGTTTAAACCATACATCAGGTTTAGATGATGTTATTAAATGTTCTTCAAGTGCGTACTGTTTTAGTATATCTAATACTTCATATTCAGTATATCCTTGTTGTTGCTTCTCCATTTCTTTGGCTTGTTCAAAATCTTGTCTTGTTAATTTGCCTTCTGAATCGTAATATTGTTCTTCTAACCATTCTACTGCTTTCATCTTGTTTTAATTTAAAGTTAGTAGTCAGGACAGGATTCGAACCTGTATTTCTATGCATAATGCTTCGCAGTTACCAATTACTGCCACCTGACTGTTTTGCCCGTCTTTCCGAGCCGTCAAAGAATGTCTGTGTTTGTAGGACTATGAATTCATTGCCAACTGATTCCTACTTTGACTCACGCACACAGACGGCCTACATTGTATCTTTTACAAGGACTGTATTTAATCAGATGGCGTTTATTTCTTCCAAGACCTCTACCTCTCTCGGCTTCAGTCTTCTGAACCTCGATATCTTAAACATCGGCTCTGTTGTTCTGTCTATGAGCCTGAAGTACCTAGGCTTGTTCCTTATCTCCTCTAGTAGCACGCCAACTGCTCCGAAGTCGTGCTCTTGTATCTCTCTTATCGTGTACTGACTACCCTCGACCACCCAATTGGGTACGTCTACCGACAACTCGTCGCACGTGTGTGGCAATTTACTAGAATCAACGCACACAACTCTCTCTCCGACTAAAATAATTGTGCTATCTGTCTGTTACTCATCCCCAACACGCAGTTCAGCGCGTCGTCAACCAACTCGTCCGTGTCCAATATCCTGAACAGTACCTGAACCTTGCTATGTGTCAACTCGCGTCCACGTGCAAACTCTTTCACTCTCATCAGTCTGTCTGTGAAGTCTTGGTTGTCCGCCACCGTGAGCGCGTCTCCATTGCGCGTCCACCTTCCGTTTTTAATTTCCATGTAGTCTATGCTTTTTAGTTAGTAAATCTGTCTCGTGTGTGCTAGGGACACAACAGTCCGATGGGCACACTGACGCACACTGTGGTGCACCGTAGAAGCCGACACACTCTGTGCACTTCTCCTCAACGATGTAGAACACGTCGCTTGAACGTGGTGCCTGTGGTGTATCATCCGTCAGGCTTGTGCCGTCGCTCCATCTCCAATCCGTGTCAGGCTCGTATATCGCGTTGTTCGGACACACGGGCTCACACAGTCCACAGTTGATGCAGTCGTCTGTTATCTTTATTGCCATGTCTTTATTAGTTTATTATTTACATCATATAATGATGTAAGGTTATACTCTTTATCTATTCTATCTAAAACCTGATCTAGGTTAGCCGTCTGAAACACCATGTGGAAGTCCTGAAGGGGGATGTCTCTACCCCCCTTGCTTCTGTAATACTTGTGGAACCACTCTATGTTATACTGCCCACTGTTACGCATTCTGATATACTCTTCTTTCATTTCTAGTAGTTTAAGTTAGGGAAGTCGCAAGGCTCACTACTAAATCCACAGTCAGGACACGTTATGGTCTCGTCCGATTGTCTGTGTAGTAGTGTGCTACCGCAGTCTCCACACGTTACTATGTTAATACTCGTCTTCCTAGCCACCTCAATCTGTAGGTCTAGCTGTGTCTCCTTTGGCTTGACTCTTATGGTCGTAGTGCCATCTCCTACATTAACCCGCTTGTCTGTGAACTTGTTGAAGAACTCTAACTCGTCTGATTTAAAATGTGTCATGTCTTTAGTTATTGTGCACACAGACCCCACGCCTCGATGCACTTGAAGTTGTGTCCGTTAATGTTTAGTTGTTTGCATATGAACTTGGCCAATATGCGGTTGCCCTTCGTGTCGTTGTCTATCTCTCGGGTGCCTATCCTAGCGACAACATCTGATGTGCTTAGACCTAATACCCTAGTACAGAACTTGTTATCTTGACCCAAATAGAATCGTTGGTGGTGCTTCTTTGTCTCTAGGACTAGACACCAATCGTGACCGATGCTATATGCACCCCTACTTACTATTACCTTTGCTTTCATTCTCAATTAGTTTTAAGATTAATTTCCACGCCTCTAGGTCGCGCTCTATACTTGTCCTGATTATTTCAAGGTGGTGATCGTCATACATAGCCTTGTCAATGTCTTTCAACTCGTCCTCAAGGCTCATCACCTTGACCATCGCCTTCACGAAGGCTCTCTCTAGTATAGCTTCCATAACTTTGGTCTCTTTCTTTTAGTTAGTCCAACCTCATCGGGTCTCACAAGTTTCTGTGTCCCGTCACTGAATTGTATTATTACAATATCAAAACCTCTGTGCACTATCTCTACACTCTCTCCCGTCTCAACTACTATTGCTGTATCCATCCTATTGTCTTATTAAAAATTCTGTACTTTACCTCTCGCTTGGCTTCGTGCCACTTCAGTTGTGGGTTCTCTTTGCACTCGTACTTTACAAGCGCCGTGAACTTCTGCTCACGCTCCCTGATTGACCTGATGGTCTGATTAACTAGTGTTATCCTTGGTCGCATATTCTCTCTATTAATAAGTTAGTACTGAACTCTATCTCTTCTATGGTCTGCTTGTGCTTGTCTAGGAACCACTGTGGGAACTCAATCGCCACTAGTTCAGGACTCACATCCTTGTGCTCAAATGACGATGGCACAAAGAAGGGTTTACTTCCGTGTGCCAACGTGATTGAGTCATGACCTAACTGCCGTCTATATTTCTGTAGTATCATCTGCATAAAATTTAATAGCTGTCCATATTTGGTCAAATGTTCCCTCGTTGTTTAGTGCCTTTGATAACACATCATGTGCCTCATCGTCAGTAATGTCGTAGTCTTCTTTTACATCGTTGATGTGCCATAGGTTACCCGTGTAGTAACCCGCTTCCTTAAGTATAGCCTTCGCTTGTTCTATTTTATCCATGATGTATAGTTTTCGTAAATGTTAGTTACTAATTCGTCGAAGGTTAAACTCGGCGACGATATGTTTGGAGCATGCTCCTTAATTAATGCGGTCACTTGTTCCAATGTTGGAACCTCGTCCTTGTACGTGTCAGCGATGTGCTGATAGATTGACTTTTTCATTACGCTAGTACTATTTTAAGTTTACCAATCTCCGCCTTTAAATGACCAAGGTCACTCACTTGAAATTCATCAACACCTAATCCTTTGCAGTATTGTATAAGTTCTGTACTTGCCTTGCCTTGCAAGGTTACCTCTCGCTCCCAAACCGAGCACACATAAAATCTTTCCACGTCTATGGTGGATAATAAAGCTAATGAATCTTTCATGTTAAATATATTTAATGGTTAAGACACCCACTTGGGGTGTTTCGTCCAATCAGGACTCGTCAGTTAACCTACCTCTCTTGTTCGCATAGAAATACGTACCTTGCATACAAGTTATTCTTTTCGCTCTGTGTTAACTTGTTCCAATGACCGTATAGTTTAGGGTTAATTGGATAGCCTTCTAGACTATATAAGATTTCTTTGTTCATATAATAGATATTAAAGTTATAAATACTGCCCATAGTACTAGGGCAAGTCCGATGTCTTTTAAGTTCTGTCCCATTATCTGTAGCAGTTAGGAGTTAGTAAATGAATTGTGATTGATAGCACCGCTACCAATACCCAAAATAGGATGTTCTTTTTCATGTTAAATATATTTAATTGGTTAAGACGTCTCACGACGTTTCGGTCACTTAGACCTCATCAGTTAACCTGTTTTTCTATGATAGACAATTCTATGTTGTCTAGGTAAGCAAAGTCATATGCCACCTTTTTTAGTTTCAATTGATTGGCTTTGTGCTCAAACTCTGCGATTGCATCCTCCTTCTTTCTAAAAAGGATTATTACTTCATTTTGATAATTAGGATGCGACAGTCTTAATGTAAATAATTTCATAATAAATAGTATTAAACGTTTCGCCATTCTGTGGCTCATCAGCATGGATAACACATCCATGTACGTTTCATGCTCGTTCCTATTTGGATACCCCCATGGTCTTCGGACTTCACGAAATCTATATCGCTTATTCCTGAGTAGACTTACCCGCAGTTATAGTCTTGTCGACTTGCATCTAGGGTCTTTACAAATTTTCTACCCTTTCAACACTGCAAACATACGACAACTATCAATTACAATCCTAATTAATTAACAAATATTTAACATTTGGCTCGGTTTTATTGGGCTGACAAGGTGTGGAATTTTAACAAATATACTAATTGATTGATAACGTGCAAGTTACGAGATTTCTCTATTTTTTAATAATAAGTACACGCGCGTGAGGGGACTTGGTTTATTGCTCGTGTGAGGGTATCTGAACACAAAATAGTACTATGCATAACACAGTAGGTGTTCCCTGGGTTTAACATGCCCTCCAGGAAGCCCCTAAAATGTAAGCAAAACCTCGGGAAGCCCCTAGAATGTAAAGTTGCCCAAAATAATGTAAAGTTCAAAAAAGTTTTACATCGCCGTAGCACTTGGTATCATTGACTTTAGCCTAAAAAATGTAAGAATGTAAACTTTACTCCCTTCTTCGTAGCGAAAAAAATATATATATTATAATAATTATCTATAGGCTGTATATAGGGGTTGAGCGCGCATTTCTACATTATCATTGACAATCGTAGTGATATCAACGGCTCACACGATGTAAGCCCTGCATTTTCTTTACATTTGGCTTACATTTCCTTACATTTATTCTACATTGACCGCATTATCTATGTGGTTTACTCTACGAAACAAGCGACAGACAGACGGCATGGAGCAACATGGCGGGATACCCACCTAGTTGACGTGTGGTCTGGAGAGGTACCCACCTGGCACCCCAGGAAAAGCCTAGAAATCTGGAGGGAAATCTTGCTTTTGGTACCCCACCCCTCGAAAAAGAATCGGTTTCCATTTTGGACGGCTCACGCAGATTGACTATATAACGTAATGCCTAAAAATTTATGACATATTTTTTTAACCCCGTTATTATTAAAACAAAATTATTGTATCTTTGTAAAAAAAATTATGGAGATTGAGATCCAGAATAGATTCAACATCGGTCCATCTATAGGGTGGGGATTCTATCCGATAGACGAAGATTATGACGACAACGAGTTGATCATTTATTTAACATTTATAAGTATACATTTCAGATGGGTATAAACAAGAAGATGCCAGTTCAAGAGATTGGCTTGTACAGGATGGCCAAGGAAGCCAAAGCCTTACACGAGAGAAAAGAGATTGTAGAGGAGTCTATGATGATGGCTAGCGCCATGGCAATGTCAAAGGAGATGAAGGCTCCAATGCACAACATCATAATGAAGAAGAAGAAGTAGTTCACTGCTCATTCGAGTGGAAGAAATCGAGAAACGCATAGCTTAAATGTTATGCGTTTTTTTTGTATATTTGTCGCATATAATTTAAATTAAATAAAATGGAATTAACATTCGGTGAAAAACTAGTTGGACTAACATTCAACCCATCAGGAGATGAAAAAGTACAAAGAGCAAAAGAATTATGTGCAGAACTAGCAGATTTATTAAATCAAAATGCAGATCCAAATCCTGAAAGACCTTTGTGTAGATTATTATTTGACAAAGCTATTGGAGACATTCTAGATGTACAGATGAATGTAGTTAAAGTATTAACTTTTAATTACTAATCATGGAAGAATTTGGATACAGTCCCAAGGAACTACTGTTCGACGAGGAAGGAAGAGCAAAACTAATTACAGGCATAACTACAATTGCCAAGGCGGTTAAGAGCACGCTAGGACCAAGGGGTCGTACGGTTCTGATCGAGTCACCGAACCACACACATGGTATCACAGTTACAAAGGATGGGGTAACGGTAGCGAAGTCAATCTTCTTGCTAGACCCAGTGGAGAACCTGGCGGTTAAGATGATGAAGGAGGCAGCAGATCGTACAGCAACAAGCGCTGGAGACGGAACAACAACAGCAATCGTGCTTACGGAGGCAATCGTGAGACAGGGCCAGGAGCTATTGAACGAGAAGCACAACGTGACGGAGGTGATCAAGAACATCAACAGCGTTTCCAACGGTATCATCCACAGCCTGGAGAGATCCTCTAAAAAAGTGAGCGGTAAGACGCTTCACAACGTGGCATCGATATCGGCTAATAACGACAACGAGATAGGTAAGATCATATCAAACGCATACACGAAGGTTGGTAAGAATGGGATCGTGACAATCGAGAACTCGCAGACAGCGGATACATACTCAGAGTTCACAAACGGAATCAAGATCGGAAGGGGTTACACCTCGAACATGTTCGTGAACGACTTCAAGAACGACGAGTGCATCATGGACGATGTGCTAGTTCTGGTTACAGACCAGGAGATATCCAACATTTTGTCTATAGAGGGGGTTCTAAAGACGGTGATACAGGAGAACAAGAAGCTACTCATAATTGGACCATGCAACCAGAACGTGATCAACACACTGGCAGTCAACGTGGTTAAGAACAAGCTGAAGTTCTGTAACATTGCACCACCAGAGTTCGGTTACAAGATGAACGAGCTAATGTCAGACATCGCGCTGTCTTTGGGTGCGAAGTACTTCTCGGAGAGCACAGGAGACGACCTTAGCCTGATATCAATCGAGGATTTAGGTAGGGCAGAGAGGATCATCATAGGAAGGGACTCGTCATCCATCATCAAGCCAGAGAGCAAGCAGCAGGACGTAGACGACAGGGTAAGTCAGCTGTGGGTGGCTCACGAGGCTGCACAGAAGAAGCAGGACAAGGAGTTCATCAAGAGCAGGATCGCTAGTTTAACAGGTAGCATCGCTGTTATATACGTTGGAGGTAACTCAGACCTGGAGCAGAAGGAGAGAAAGGACAGGGTAGACGACGCGGTATGCGCTGTAAGGTCTGCACTGGAGGAGGGAATCCTTCCAGGAGGAGGACTTGCACTGTTCAACGAGTCCTATAGGATCATTGTAGACGCTGACGACATGATAGAGGACATCAGTGCAGAGCAGTACGTCGCGATGCAGATCATGGCAAGGGCTATTCAGGCACCTCTGCTGCAGATACACGAGAACGCAGGTAACGACGGGTACGAGATCATGACTGGATGCGCATCAAACACTAACACTGGTTACGACGTGAAGAACGACGTGTACGGTAACATGTACGACATGGGGATCATAGACCCGCTGAAGGTTACGAAGAACGCGCTGAAGAACGCTGTCAGTGTGGCCACAACAATACTTAGTACTAACGCAATAATAACAATGACACGAGCATAATGGGATTATACAGAAAGAAACCAGTAGTAATTGAAGCAATTCAATGGGATGGAAATACTGAACCAATGTTAGATTTTTGCAAAAGCGCTGAATTTATAGATGGGGAGCTATACATTCAAACCTTAGAAGGTAATATGAAAGCATCAATAGGTGACTTCATAATAAAAGGAGTACAAGGAGAATTTTATCCATGCAAACCAGATATTTTTAACTTAACATACGAAAAAGCATTATGGAAGTAACAACAATCACCAACGGATCATCGCTTTATAGCGGAATAGGAACAACAACAGGTACAACATCAGGGTTGTATATAACACCAGGTACAACATCAGGGTTGTATATAACACCAGAAAACAAAATGAAGCAAGTAAAGGTTGCGATATTTTTCGTAACAAGAAATGAAGATTACGAGATAATAGACTCTGCGTTTGACCAGGAGGTATGGGTTTGTCAGAAGAAAGGTGTATCGCTAGAGGCCGCCACAATGAAGGAGCTAGGATATGTAATAGATCCAGACTTAAAGATTATAAGAGAGGTATTATCAATAACAATATAGTATGCAACCAATCAATAAATACCTAGTAATCAATACAATAGAAGAGCAGATGAGGACACAGTCGGGTCTGCTGCTAACTGGAAACGAGACGGACCAGTTCAGGTACAAGAAGGGAGAGGTTGTGAAGCCTGGAACTAACGTGGACTGCGTGAAGGAGGGAGACATAATCTACTACGACAAGAACGCTGGATACACGATGCTGGTAAACGACATCAAGTACACGGTAATCCTGGAGAGGGACATAGTCGTGGTCCTCTAGATCTTCTGATCCTCTATATCCCTGAGCCTCTTAAGCTCCTTACGCGTACGATTCATCTTACGAATAATGGGCCTGGAGGCTCTCTCGGTATAGGAGGCGTCTGTTCTGAACATTGGGTTAGAGACTGGGTTCTCTGAGACGTGAACCTTGAGCTCGATCTTCTCGTATATGTCTGTTATAACCCTGCGTGTCTTGTAGGAGGCCTCGTACAGTGCAGCCTCACCGTTCTTGTTCGGCCTCCATAGCGTGATCCACCCGTCGGCTATCATGCGCTTGAATCGGTCCTTCTCCCAGGTGAGTCCAGACTCGAACTCCCAGAACTGTCTGTGACGGAAGTAACCCTCGCTATAGACGAAAAGTAGTATATCGATGTCGGAGCTGCTTAGGTTATACTTGTGACGGATGAGCGTCTTTATTGCCCTCCAGTACTTGAGGTAGTCTGCGTATGGCTTGTATTTCATTTGATTTATATTATTATCTTTGCAAAGATAAAACATTTATGATGGCAAAAACAGCTGCTTGGACACGCAAGGAAGGAAAGTCAGCATCTGGTGGGCTTAACGAGAATGGTGTCGCCTCCTACAGGAAGGAGAACCCAGGAAGTAAGCTGAAGATGGCAGTAACAAAGAAGCCATCAGAGTTAAAGGCTGGTAGCAAGGATGCCATGAGACGAAAGTCATTCTGTGCACGCATGTCAGGGATGCCAGGACCGATGAAGAAACCAAACGGGGAGCCAACAAGAAAGAAACTAGCACTAGACAAATGGAACTGTTAAAGAGAAAAGACGGGAGCACCTCCAAGAGAGGGCTATGGGACAACATCAGAGCAAACGAAGGATCTAGAAAGAAGCCTACCAAGCAGATGTTAGAGCAAGAGAAGAAGATCAAGAAGAAAGCAAGTCAGTACGAGTCAGCGAAGTCGTTGAACGGGAAGATGTCATACCTAAAAGGAAATGTTAAAAAAGGGAAGTAGTCAGAAGATAATATCTTCTAACATAAGAACAGAGATTAAGAGTGGACGTCCACAAAAACAAGCAATAGCAATCGCCTTATCTAAGGCTGGTAAAACAAAGAAAAAATGAAAAAAGTAGCAGCAAAGTGTTCGTCTAAGATGACTAAAAAGGAAGTAAAACCAGTTCAGAAGAAAGAGAAGTTTGACTTCATGAAGATGATCGCGAACAAGAAGAAGTAATGCCAGGAAGAACCGCCAAATACTACGCAGCTAACCCAGAGGCTAAGAAGAGGCACAACGACTACCAGAAGGAGTACAACAAGTCTCCAGATCAGGTAAGAAAGCGTGTCGAACTTAACGCTGTGAACAGGAAGCGTGGGACCTATGGTAACGGAGACGGACTAGACGCTAGCCACACTAAGGGTGGTATAGTTATGAAGAGTGCGTCGTCGAACCGAGGATCAAAGAGCGCTATGCCTGGAGACAAGAGAGCAAGAGGAACTAAAAAATAAATATATCATGGCATACAAGAGAGGATTACCTACATTTAACAAGGATATAGAAGTTAAAAGAACTACAGTACAGAATCCAGAGGGTACAACTACATACAAGACTAGCTGGTCTTCAAAAACCCCTGGAAGGTCATCATCAGCAAAACCTGCAGCAAAACCTAATAGTTATGTAGCTAAGAGATCTGCTCCTGCGCAAAAAACATCTGGAGAGAGAGAGATAACTACATTTCCTAATGTAAAAGCAGCTGGAATGAAATCTGAAGACATAACCGCTACTACAGACATTAAGGTTCCAGTAAAGACAAGAAAGGAAAGGTTTGAGAGCGATAAGTCAACTTGGGAAAAGGATCATCCTGGAAAAAAATGGGAGGATAGATATAAAAACGCTGAGACTACTAAGACTGAAAGAGAATGGAAGGGTGGTGGACGTTTTAAAGAAAAAAAAGGTGTAAAACTATGTAAAACTTGTTAGTATGCTACTAGGAGACAGAATAGAACAGATAACAACAGCAACTGGAATTAAAACAGTTGTTGATAAGGTTGCAAAGGCAGCGAATAAGGACTGTGGATGCTCAAAGAGAAAGCAGACACTGAATAACCCAGATCTACTAATTAACAAAATATTAAAGTAATGGCATATCAAAAATTACAACAGACTAGAGCTAAAGATGTAGTAAAGTCTGACACAGTAAACATAGCATCTCCAAGTGCTGCTGATGGATTATCAACAGAACCTTGCGTACTATACACTGGGTCTGGAGGAATTATACGAGTTCTTACGGCAGGGGGAGACGACGTAACACTGAACTCAGTTCCAGCAGGAGTTGTTCTACCGTTACAGATAGTTAGAGTATTCTCATCAACAACAAGCGCAACTGGTATGGTTGCACTGTGGTAAGATGAGCAGGGAGCAGATAGATATAATTCTTAACAAGTTTATAAGCAGAAAACTACTAGTTTTTGCAGTTGCTTGTACAGCATTATTCACAGGTGACTTAACGTCACAAGACTGGGTTGTTATAGCTACGGCATATGTTAGCATTCAAGGATTTACTGATATAGTAAAGTTAATAAAGAGCTAATGGAGTCAACTAAGTTATACATAATAAACTCGTTAACATTCTTTATGACATTTACAAACATTGAGAATGCACTAAAGATACTGCTACTTATTCTATCTATAGTATATACATCAGTTAAAATTTACGAAACATTTAAGAGAAATGAAAATAGAGGTAAAGAGACTGCACAGGACGAGCAACTCGACGATAGGTGAGCTAACCATTGATGGAAAGTTTGAGTGCTACACACTGGAGGATGTTGAGAGAGATGTAAAGATAAAGGGAGAGACAGCAATAGCTAAGGGGACGTACAAGGTTATAATTAACCAGTCCAATAGGTTCAAGAGACTGCTTCCGCTACTTATAAGTGTTCCAAACTTTGAGGGTGTGCGTATACACCCTGGTAACTCGAATCACGACACAGAGGGTTGTATACTTGTTGGAATGAATAGATCAGTTGACTACATCACAAAGTCAAGGAAGGCGTTCGACTCTTTGTTTAAAAAGATGCAAGGTGCTAAGAATATAACCATAACAATATCATGACAAGTCATAACAGGAACTACATATACTTCTGGATATGCGTGTTGTTATCAACATTGGCAGTGCTGCTAGCATCGTGTTCTTCAAGGAAGGTAGTGATAGATGAGGTTAGGAAGGATTCTGTGTCGCATATATCGACTAAAATTGCGACAGATATAGTCTCTAATGTAGAGACTAAAAACGATATCATAACCGATGAGCTTACAATAACTCCATTAGACACGTGCAAGGACATAGTAATAGACGGTAAGGTTTACAAGAACGTAGTTTTAACATATAAAAAGACAAAAGACAGGTCTATATATACCGAGAAAAAGATAGCGTCTAAGATCGAAGAAAAACAACAATCAACAAAAGTTGTTGAAAAAATAAAAAAGAAAGAAGTTGAGAGGAAATCTTTCAGTTTTATTTGGATAATAATAATATCATTTATAATAGTAGTATGGCTAAACAAACAGTATCTATTAAGTCTGTTAAGAAGGATATAAATAGACCAGGGATTCATTCTAAAAATTCATCGTCTAAATTAAAATCTAGTAAAAACTATAAAAAATCTTATAAAGGACAAGGAAGATGACAAAAATAAGTGTTTACAATATAGATGAGTACGTAACGGCAGACGACAAGTGGATAGGAACGGACGTAAACACGTATAATAAAACAAAGAACTTTACTCCAAGGAAGCTGTCTCATTACTTTAACAACAACCAGGTAATAAACACTGGGGTAGATCTACTGTACAAGTACTTCACAATAACTCCTCCAGAGACAAGGCCTACTGGAACACTGTCATTTGAGACAGAGATAGGACAGACGGTTAATTTTTCTGCAATAAGTACATTCCTATTAAGTAAGACAACTCTAAAGGGAAATGACGTAGTTGAGTTTCTTAACTTCTTAGTTGGAACTAAGGTTTTGCTTTACAAGGCTAAGAATATAAACCTGTTTGGAAACTACAAGATAGTTTCTGTAGAAGAGTATCTACCAGAGCCTAACTTCCTTGTTGTAAACGTAGAGTTTATAGAGGGTAACGGATTTATAGAAGAGGACGAGGACTACATGATATCACTTATAGATATAAGTAGCGGAGGTGGAGGATCTCAGAACCTGCAGCAGGTTACAAATGAAGGATCGACTACTACTAATCCTATAACTGCTGCGTCATTTATAAAACAAGGCGGAACAGGAACTAATATATTATTAGATAATGGGAACACTGTTTCCTTATCTTCTATTGGGGGGAACACAAATTTAACAACATCTCAGACCGCAAGTAACTTTACAATTAATTCTGATACTGGTACAGATGCGATTGTCCCTTTAGGAAATGGTACTCTAGCAGGTGCTACTTTAAATGACTATACAACTGCTGAAAAGACTAAACTTGCTGCAATAACAGGAACAAATACTGGAGACCAAGACTTACAATCGGTTACAGATATAGGTGCTACTACTACTAATGAAATAACTATTACTGTTGGAGATGGAGGAGCAAATGGTATTACTTCATATTCATCTCAAGGAATTGGTGTTAGAGGAGAATCAAGTGAATTTTTTGGAGTTTATGGAACTTCAGCTTCAGGGGCTGGTGTTTATGGATTTTCTGGAAGCGAAGGTGTAATAGGAGAAGGTTTAACAGGTGTAAAAGGGGTTGGAACAAGTATAGGCGTAGATGGAAACAGTTCTACTGGGGTTGGTGTAATTGCACAAACTGGTACAGGAATTGGAGTATCTGCTGTTTCAGAAAGCGATGGTACTGCATTATATGCTTATTCAACTTCAGGGAAAGGAATTGAAGTAAATGGTAATGGCACAATAGCTATTGACGTTATTTTAGGTAATTTAAATAAGGGTTTAGTTGTAAACAGCGGAACTTCATCAACAGGTAATTTTATTGAGTTAGCTAAAAATTCAGTTAATAAATTAGTAGTAAACCAAGCAGGAGAGTTAACAGCGACAAAGTTAATAAAACAAGGAGGATTTGATTATCAATTCTTAAAAGCAGATGGTTCAGTTGATAATAATATTTACTTAACTTCTGCTGATTTACCATCCACATTAGATTTATACGCAACAACAACCGCTTCAGATATAAGTGGATATACTGTTCTTGTTAGGAATATTTCAGACACAAGATATAACACAACAGCAATAGATGTATCAACAGGAGTTATAACATCAATTGGACAATTAGTAGGTTCATTAGTTACAGATGCAAATATTATATCAGGAAATCCTGGAGTATTTGATTTTAAAACTATTGGAAACATAAGCAGAACAAGTGGAACGGGTCAAGCAGAGTTTTTCTTTAGAATTTATAAAAGAAATTTAGCAGGAACAGAAACATTAATAGCACAATCAGATTATACACTACCTGTAACAAATGGTGGTTATGTTGAATTTTCTGCAACTGCTTTGTGGAATGATGGAATATTTTTAGATACAGATAGAGTTGTTTTAAAGTATTACGCAAATAGACTTACATCTCCTGTTGGTTCAGACCCTACTTATCAATTCCAATTTGGAGGCACATCTCCTGTTAGAAGTTCAGCAGCTATTCCTACATCTGTAATGCCAAATATATATTTAAGAGATTTAGCTGATGTTGAGAATGTTGATGCGTTAAATAATGAGGTACTGTATTGGAATGATCCTGCTTCGCTATGGGAACACTCTCTTGTTGAGAACTTAGTTCCAGATGCAAGTGCAACTCAGAAGGGATTAGTTTCTACAACAACTCAAACATTTGCTGGAAGTAAAACTTTTACAGATACTATTTACGCTACTTCAGAAAATGATTATGCTATAAGTGCTATATCTACAAACTCTGAGGGTCTTTCCGCAGAAAGTACAAATGGCAACGGTGTAGTAAGTGTTTCAGTAAACGGAATGGGAGGTGTCTTTGCGACAACTAATAACGCTAATATTGCTCAATTTCAAACAGGTTTTGATATAAAAGCAACAGTTAAAGCTGATGGAACTTTTGCGGGTACAGGACTAAACGCTTCAGGACAAACTATAAATACTATTGCTTCATTTGACGCTAGTAAAAACGTGGTTAGTTTATCTACCGCAACCTACCCAAGTCTTACTGAATTAGCGCTATTAAAAGGAGTTTCAGGAGGTTCTGTTCAAACACAATTAGATGGTAAAGTAGATGAAAATACAGCAATAACAGGGGCAACAAAAACAAAGATTACTTACGATTCAAAGGGATTAGTTACTGCAGGTGCAGACGCTACTACTGCTGACATAGCTGATTCAACTAATAAGAGATATGTTACTGATGCTAATTTAGTTGTTATTGGTAATACAAGTGGAACTAATACAGGAGATAATGCAACCAATACTCAATATAGCGGATTAGCTGCATCAAAACAAGATACGTTACAAAATACTGTAAACATTAAATCTATTAACGGAAATAGTATTTTAGGAAGTGGGGATTTAACAATATCAGGTACAGGTATATCTTCATTAAATGGATTAACAGGTGCAACACAAACTTTTAGTGTATTTACTAATTTTATAGGTTCACCGAGTTTTTCTTCAACTGGTATAAATCATCAATTAAAATTACCAAATGCTGGTCCTACTACAGATTATGGTTTAATAACAAATACAAGTCAATATATTGGTGGTGGAAAAACATTTATAGATAGTATTTCAATACCTGCTCCTGTTCCTGCAAACCCAATAAGTGTTCGTTGTATTGTTTTAGGTGATTCACAAGGTGGTTTAATAGTAGGTTCAACTACTTTATATCCAACTGCACAAGAAATGCAATATGTTAAAGGCATTACAAGTTCTGTTCAAACACAATTAAACGGTAAAGCAAGTGGACTTGATGTGGCAGAACAAACTTATAGCTTGTCTCCTACTTTTACTGGAACTGCACCAACAATTATTTCATCAAGTACATATAAATGGAATCAAGTAGGGACTTTAGTAACTGGTAGAGTAAATTTAATTTATACTACTGCTGGAAGTATTTCACAAGTTGTTATTCCATTGCCTGCTGATATGCCAACCCCATTAGCTCCAACAGGATTATCAGGTGCTTTAGATATTTTATATTATGGCGTGGGTATGTTTAACACGACAACAACTACGGTTTCAGCTCTTACTAGAAGTTGTCTTTTAAGGAGAAATACTGCAAATACTGGATATGAGTTTGTAATAACACATACAACGGCAGTATCATCAAGAGTAATATCATTAACTTTACAATACTTCACATAATGAGACATATAAGACAAATTAATTCAGTAGGAACAGATAGCTACACCATAGTAAATTTAGATAACTATGTAGGAGAGTTAGAAAACCATCCAATATTTACTAAATTCCCGAATGCATTTGAAATTTCAGAAGATGAAATTCCCACGTATATACAGTATGTAAATATACCAGTCTTAACCGTTCCAGATGAGGTACAGTTATGGAGAATTAGAACTGTATTAAAACTAATGCAACTAGAAACTTCAATAGAACAAACACTAGAAACATTACCTGAGCCTTCAAAGACAGCAGCAAATTACATTTGGAATTACGGAACAACAGTAGAGAGATCAAGTCAGACAGTTCTATTGCTACAGTTCGCCTTACAAATGACTGACGAACAGGTAGACGATTTATTTATACAAGCAGAAGCAATATTATTATGATAAATATATTATTATTTGCAATAGCATACATATTGTTTTTACCCTTAAGTTTAATTAATTGGTTCTTTGTAAAAGATAAATGGGGTTATTTCAAAAGTTCAGCAGTTAATATAGACAAGTTCGGTAATAGAGAGTTCAGGACCCTATTTAATAAAGTGCTTATAAGTAATAAAGGGTACAGGTTCGGTGACATTGGAGAGACTATATCTAGTGTTCTTGGAAAGAATCAATTGACAGGCACGCTTACAAGATTTGGTAAGGTTATCGTTTGGATACTAGATAAGATAGATAAGGATCATTGTTTTAAAAGCATAAATAAATCACTATCTTTGTAAAAAAAATTAAATCAAATGAAAACAATAACAGAACAAGAATTAGAAGACTTAAGAAGAGTAAACTCAGAGTTTAATACGTTAAAAGGAAAGATCGCAGACGCTGAGTTTGAAATCAAGAAACTTAACGTGTTTAAAGATGACGTGTTCTCTAAACTAGAGACAGTATCTATTGACTTCAAGGAACAAGAAAAGAAACTATTAGAAGTTTACGGAAACGTAAACATAAACCTACAAACAGGAGAGATCACAGATGACAAAAATTAGCCAGTATCAAGAGATAGCATTACCAGATGTTGAAGATTTATTAATTGGAACAGATGTTGAGAACAGTAACGCAACTAAGAATTTTAGTATACAGAGTATAGTTGACTTAGTTAGTGCTGCTGCTGGAATAACTCCAACGCTTCAACAGGTTACAATTGCAGGAAATGAAACTATTACAGACATAACTGCAAATAAATTTAAAATACCAGGGGGTACTAGCTCTAAGATACTAGCAGCTGATGGATCTGTTATACTAGCAGGAGACAACATAACAATATCTGGAGGATTTATATCTTCAACAGGTGGCGGAGGCGGAGGCGGAATAACGTCTATAAACAACCTAAGTGCAGCCGCACAATCTTTAGAGGTAGGAACTACAGGAACAAACTTCAATATAAGTTCAGTAGGAACAGCTCATACGTTTAATATACCTAGTGCCTCTGTTTCAAACAGGGGTCTATTAAGTAATACGGACTGGATTAATTTTAACTCTAAGCAAGCAGAATTAGGTTATGTACCAGTTAATAGAGCTGGAGACACAATGTCAGGACTACTGGTTCTTAGTGGAGATCCAGGAGCCGCTTTAGGCGCTGCAACAAAGCAGTACGTAGATAATATATCAGGAAATGTTAACTTTAACTCTCCTGTGTACACAGCCACAACAGGGAACCTAACAGCTAACTATAGCAACGGAACGGCAGGAGTTGGAGCCACATTGACGGCAACAACAAACGGTGCGCTACAGGTAGACGGTGAGTTTCCTTTATACTTAGACAGGGTATTGGTTTGGCAACAGACAAGTGCGATTCAAAACGGTGTATACAAGGTAGACGTTGTAGGAGACTCTGTGACACCTTACAGGTTAATTAGATCTGAAGACTCAGACAACACACCGTCAGGAGAGATTCGTTATGGTGACTACACACTTATACTGTCAGGAGATACAAATGGAGGAAAGGGATTCATCTGTAACACTGTAGGAACAGTAGTAGTTGGTACTACGCCAATTACATTTGTACAGTACAACGTAGCACAGGCTGTTACGCCTGGATTTGGGTTACTTACATCATCACCAAATGTTATTGCAATAGACACCGCAATCACGCAAGGAAAGATATCACTTACAACAACTGGAACTGGAGCAGCTACACTTATAGGTAATACACTAAACATTCCGATAACATCTGGAGGAAGTGGTGGAATAGGTACTGTTACATCAGTTGCAGCTATAACACTCACATCTGTAAGTCAAACTGACCTATCAAGCACGGTAGCGAATTCAACATCAACACCAGTTATTACCTTGAACGTGCCAAACGCTTCTGCTACAAACAGGGGTGTACTAACAGCTGCAAATTGGACAACGTTTAATAATAAACAAGACGCACTTGTATCTAATGTAAACATTAAAACAGTTGGAGGTTTGTCTTTACTTGGTGGACCAGGAGATGTCCCATTAATATACAGTGTATTAGAAAAAACAGGTGACTACACATTAACTTCAGCTGATAACGGAAGGGTAATTATATTTACAGCTCCAGTGCCAGCAACTCCTTTAGTGCTAACAGTTCCTTTGTTATTGCCAGATGGGTTTGAGTGCACGTTTGTGACAATGGACTCAACGCTATTGACAGTAACTCCAGCAGTTGGGGTAACACTATATAACAACTCAGCCTTAACTATGTTTCCTAAGTTAAGTTTTACACTAAAGAGAATGATAGCTCCAAATAACTTCATAACTTCAGGAAATCTATGAATAGACTAGCATTCCAAACATACGGAACAAAAAAATTAAGTTTATTTCAATCTGTTTGGAAGACAGATACTGCTGTTACAGTTAGTAATATAGAACTAGCTAATACAGCAGCAACAACACCACTGCCATCAGGGTGGAGTGGAACAAATCTTTTGACAGGTGGATACACTCATACTGTAGGAAATACAGCTGTGTTACTAGTTAATAACTTAACACCTACTGCAGGACAGAGTTATCAAATAATATGTACGCTTTCAGCAGGATCAACAGGTTCAGTTATAATAAACTTTGGAGGAGTGTCAAGTGCTTCATTAACTGCTACCACTACAACAATACTAACACCAATAAATGCAGCAATTAAGTTATCAATTACTCCATCAAATGACTTTGTTGGAACTGTATCACTAAGTATAAAAACAAGTTCATCAGCACTTAATCAAATACAGTTACCAATAACTCTTGCCTCTGGAAAGTCAGTATGGATAGACTGGGGAGATGGTCAGTATAGCACTGCAAACAGCACTAATATTGTTGTAAATAGAATACACACGTATACAACACCAGGAGAGTATCCAGTAAGAATATTTGGAGATGACTTCAGTTTTGGATTTAGTATTTCTAGTACTATTAATGATAGATTAAAAATAAAGTCTATATCTAGTTGGGGTAAAATAAAATTAGGGTCATCTTCTTTTAATGGATGTTCTAATGTTACTATGTCTGGAATAACTGATATTCCTGATTTAACTGGAGTGACTAATTTAAACGCAATGTTTTATGGATGCTCTAAGATTACTACTGTTGGTAGAATGAATGAGTGGGACACAAGTTTAGTTACTAATATGTCTTCTATGTTTAGTATATGTACAAATTTTAATTTAGATATTAGTAATTGGAATACAATCAGTGTTACCACAATGAGTTTTATGTTTGAAAATGCATCTAAATTTAATAATGGATTTGCATCTGGAGTAACAAACCAATTACCTTGGAATACTATTAATGTGACTAATATGACTTCTATGTTCCAGGGTGCTTCTGCATTCAATTCTAACCTAGGAACAGGAACAACACCATGGGATGTGAGCAAAGTGACAACATTTTCAAGTATGTTCAGTGGAGCATCTAACTTTAACAATGGAGATGAAAGCGATGTTACTAAATCTAAAATAAATAATTGGAATATAGGAGGAAGTGTGACAGGTACAATTAGTATGACTAGTATGTTTAACAATGCTGATGCTTTCAATAGAGCTATTAGTAACTGGAACATGACTAAAGTAACTAATACAAGTTCTATGTTTGCTAACACCAATGTATTCAACCAACCACTAGCAAACTGGGAAAGATTATCATCACCTGATACTTCTACAATGGGTAATGTTACAGATATGAGCAGTATGTTTAGTAGCTCTGCCTTTAATCAAAATATAGGAGCATGGAATGTTAGTAAGGTAACAACATTTGCAAATATGTTTAATAGTGCTACCGCCTTTAACAATAACGGAAGTTCTGATATAAACAATTGGGCTATAAACCCTACAGCAGCATCAGTAAGTATGGCTAGTATGTTTTATGAGGCACGTGTATTTAACCAATCAATTGGAAACTGGAATGTTAGTAATGTGACCAATATGGCTAATATGTTTACTAATGCTAGAATATTCAACCAAGACATTAGTAAATGGAATGTTGGAAAAGTTACCACATTTGATACCATGTTTTATGGTAATGGAACTACAATGTTATTTAATAATGGAGGTAATTCAGATACAAATCCTATAACTTTATTACCAGGTATAAATGGTTGGAATATAAATACATCACCTACAGCATCAGTTAGTATGTATGGAATGTTTATTGGTACTAACCAACAACATCCATTTAACAGACCTATTGGGTCTTGGAACGTAAGTAGAGTTTCTAATATGTCTAGTATGTTTAGTAGTTGCTCATTTAATCAGCCAATTGAAAACTGGAATGTTAGTAATGTTACTACTATGAGCGATATGTTTGCTGGTGCACAATCATTTAATCAAGACATTAGTAGTTGGAATGTATCTAAAGTGACAACATTTGCAAATATGTTCTATATTGCTACAGCATTTAATAATGGTGGTAATTCAAATATAAATCCTATAACTTCACTACCAGGTATAAATGGTTGGAACATAAACACTTCAGTAGGAGCATCAGTAAGTATGGCTGGTATGTTCCGATCTGCAGGATCATTTAACAGAAATATTGGTTCTTGGAATGTATCTAGAGTAAATACTATGTTAAGTATGTTTAATGGTAACATTTCATTTAATAATGGTCTTGCAATAGGGCTTCCTGGCACATTAACATGGAACACTATTGGTGTAACTACTATGGGTCAAATGTTTGATGGTGCCACTGCATTTAACTGTAATATAGGTGGATTTAATGTAAGTACTTGTGGTGATTTTGGTTTTATGTTTAGGAATTCTATTAGGTTTAACAATGGGGGAAGTCCATCTATTGGATCTTGGATACTAAAATCAACTGGAGGTATTAGTATGTGGCAGATGTTTAGTGGTGCTTCCGCATTTGACCAACCTATAGGTTCTTGGAATACATCTAGAGTAACTACAATGCAACTAATGTTTACTGGTGCTAATGCCTTTAACCAAAATATAGGATCATGGAATGTAAGTAATGTTACTGATTTTAGTGGATTTATGGATAGTAAGACACCAGCCAATTTCTCATCAACTAACCTAGATGCAATATATAATGGATGGATAGTAAATGGTGTTAAACCAAATATAACAATAAGTTTTGGAACAGCTAAGTATACACAAGCTGGTAAACCAGGGAAAGATACATTATTAACAAGTCCGAATAATTGGACAATAGCAGATGGTTTATTAACAGTTTCTGGTACATCAAATAACGGAGGACTAATTATAGTGACAACAACTGCTGCTCATGGATTTATAACAGGAAATTCAGTTTATATCTATGGCGTTGGAGGAACAACAAATGCAAATGGAACATGGACAGTTACAGTAGTAAACACTACAGTAATAGAACTTCAAGGAAGTACATACAACGCAGCATGGACTAGTGGTGGAAATGTAATATTAGGATAATCAAATGAACGATATTAGAAAGATATCTATAGGGCCTAACTACAAGAGCGACGCGATGCACTTCATCGTCGGTCAGGAGGTCCTGGATAAGAGCTACACAGTGCACTCTATACTTCTAGACGACAAGTCTGGAGGTATAAAGGTTTGGATAGAGAAGAACTCAGAGGTGTTCTGCTGGAAGGAGTTCAACATTAACATGCCAGTCTCGCTAGAGTATAATATAAACTTCTGATGAGATCCCCAGATATGTTTGTCGTCCGACCATTAGATGGTAGGCGATACGATAATATAAAGAGGATTGGAGGGGTTGACTTTATAACCAGCACGTCTAAGGAGGACCACACGGTATCTAACAGGCTTGCAGAAGTTGTAAGTGTACCTATAACTTACGACGGAAAAGTAAAAGTTAACGATATACTTCTAGTTCACCACAACGTATTCAAGGTCTACTACGACATGAAGGGTAAGGAGAAGAGCGGAGCCAGCTTCTTTAAGGATGACCTATTCTTTATAGACGACGAGCAGTACTTCATGTACAACCAGAACGGTGAGTGGAACACACACTCCAAGTACTGCTTTATCAAGCCGCTTAAGCAGATTGAATCTACAATAAACAAGAACAGCAAGGAGGAACCACTGATGGGTACTATTGTCTACATAAATCAAGAGTTGCTAGACCTTGGTCTAAGCATTGGAGATGAGATCTCGTTTGAGCCAGATAGTGAGTACCCATTCTATATAAACGACGAGAAGCTGTACAGGATGACCACCAAAAACATTACAATCAAATGGACCACAACATAATAAAACAGAAGATCATTGCTGCTGGGTACAAGGCTGTGAATGAGTTGATAAAGGTTGCAGAGGACGAGATTATAACTGGTATGGATACAGACCTATCTGCAGACAAGCTAAAGAACGCAGCAGCTACCAAAAGGCTTGCAATCGAAGACGCCTTCCAGATACTGAACAGGATAGAGCAAGAGAACGACAAACTAACCGAGGAGGTTAAGGTATCGGAACCTAAAATACAGGGATTTGCAGAAAAAAGATCAAAATAATCTATACACAAGGCTTAGCGAGTTCCTTCCTGCTAACACCATACACATGAAGAACAAGGCCAAGTCTTGGGCCTATGGTTATGACGAGAAGCACGACCTGGTTGTAATATCTAAGGACGGAACCATTGGTGACATATACGAGATAAATGGTCTCAATATAGCGCTACCATCCGTCCCAAAAATTGTGTATAAAAGGGACGAGAAGAAGGAGAACCAGTACTGGGAACCAGCTGACTACCCAAGGGAACTATCAAACATAAAGTCTATATTTCAGTGGCACACGATGTCAAAGGAGTTCAAGGCTAAGTGGGTGGACTACATAGAGGGTGAGTTTGACCGTAGAGAGAACGGGTTCTTCTTCAAGAACAACGGCATCGACACGTACATAACTGGTTCTCAGTACATGTACCTGCAGTGGACAAAGATTGACGTTGGACTTCCAGACTTCAGAGAGGCTAACAGGGTGTTCTTTATATTCTGGGAGGCCTGCAAGGCTGACGACAGGTGCTTCGGTATGACCTACCTGAAGATCAGACGTTCTGGGTTCTCTTTCATGGGATCAAGCGAGCTGGCTAACATAGGAACCCTTGCAAAGGATGCAAGACTTGGGATACTATCTAAGACTGGTAACGATGCCAAGACAATGTTTACAGACAAGGTTGTACCCATTGTGAACAACTACCCGTTCTTCTTCAAGCCGATACAGGATGGTATGGACAAGCCTAAGACAGAGCTAGCGTTCAGGGTTCCTGCATCCAAGATCACCAAGAAGAACATGTACGAGGATGGAGACGTTGAGATACAGGGTCTTGACACAACAATTGACTGGAAGAACACAGGAGATAACTCATACGATGGTCAGAAGCTACAGCTACTAATACACGACGAGAGCGGTAAGTGGCTTGCACCAGATAACATCCTGAACAACTGGAGGGTTACCAAGACATGTCTACGATTAGGTAGCAGAATCATAGGTAAGTGCCTAATGGGATCGACACCTAATGCGCTTGCAAAGGGAGGATCTAACTTCAAGAGGCTGTACGAGGACTCTAACATAAAGACAAGGAACAACAACGGACAGACTAAGTCTGGTATGTACTCGCTGTATATACCTATGGAGTGGAACTTTGAGGGGTATATAGACATATACGGTATGCCAGTGTTCAGAGAACCAGAAAAGCCAGTTCAGAGTATAGACAGGTCAATGATAAGGACTGGTGCAGTTGACTACTGGGAGAACGAGGTCGAGTCTCTTAAGGGTGACGCTGATGCTCTTAACGAGTTCTACAGGCAGTTCTCCAGGACAGAATCTCACGCATTTAGGGACGAGAGCAAGTCATCCATATTCAATCTTACAAAGATATACCAGCAGATAGACTACAACGACTCGCTTATAAAGGACAGGGTTCTAACGAGAGGATCGTTCAGTTGGCACAACGGAGAGAAGGACACGAGGGTTGTGTGGACACCAGACACAAGGGGTAGATTTCTAGTGTCTTGGATACCAAGCAATCAACTACAGAACAATGTAATCAATAAGAACGGGATGAGATACCCAGGTAACGACCACATCGGTGCGTTTGGTTGTGACCCATACGACATATCTGGTACAGTTGGTGGAGGTGGGTCTAACGGATCGCTTCACGGACTGACTAAGTTCAATATGGACGACGCACCAAGCAACCACTTCTTCCTTGAGTACATAGCAAGGCCACAGACGGCAGAGATATTCTTTGAGGAGGTCCTGATGGCGTGTGTGTTCTACGGTATGCCAATACTTGTAGAGAATAATAAGCCGAGGCTACTTTACCACTTAAAGAACAGGGGCTACAGGGGCTTCTCTATGAACAGGCCAGACAAGCACATAACAAACCTCTCTAAGACAGAGAAGGAGCTAGGTGGTATACCTAACTCATCTGAGGACGTTAAGCAGTCTCACGCGGCTGCAATTGAGTCGTACATAGAGAAGTACGTAGGACTAGATATGGAGGGTACGTACAGGGACTCTGACGAGATGGGTAGCATGTACTTTACTAGAACAATAGAGGAGTGGGCCAAGTTTGATATAAACAACAGGACAAAGTTTGACGCTGCAATTAGCTCTGGACTAGCTATAATGGCTAACCAAAAGAATGTGTACCTTACGGCAAAAAAAGAATCGAAATTAAGCATTACCTTTGCGAAATATAATAACAACGGAAGATATAGTGAAATTATAAAATAACTTATATCTCTGTATGGTATAAAAAATACCAATACCAGTATATTAAACAGAAATACTTGGAAACATATATAAATGAAAGAAGTAAAAATAAATATACCTGCTACATCATTTCCTGACCAGTTTGCGTCAGATAAAGAAAAAGAATCTTATGAATATGGATTGCAAATTGGCGCTTCTATCACTTACGAGTGGTTCAGAAAGGATAACAGTAACTCAAGATTTTATAATCAGTGGGGAGACTTCCATAGATTAAGACTATACGCAAGGGGTGAGCAGTCGGTGGCCAAGTACAAGAACGAGATGGCTGTTGATGGTGACCTTAGTCACCTGAACCTGGACTGGACTCCAGTACCTATCATACCAAAGTTTGTTGACGTTGTTGTTAACGGAATGAACGACAGACTGTTCAAGGTTAAGGCATACGCACAGGACTCGATATCACTACAGAAGAAGACCAAGTATCAGGACATGATACAGGCCGATATGCTGTCAAAGGATATTCTTACAGATATCAAGAACAACCTAGGCGTTGACGCGTTTGATACAAACCCAGAGGAGCTTCCAGAGAATGACGAGGAGCTTGCTCTATACATGGAGCTTAAGTACAAGCCAGCTATAGAGATTGCTGAGGAGGAGGCCATCAACACAATTCTGGATCAGAATAAATACAACGAGACAAGAAAAAGAATAGACTACGACATTGCCACGCTAGGAATTGGTGTTGCAAAGCACATGTTCCTTCCAGGAGCTGGTGTAAAGATTGAGTACGTAGATCCAGCAAACATAGTTTACAGCTACACAGAAGATCCAAACTTTAAGGACTGCTTCTACTGGGGAGAGATAAAGACAGTTCCAATAACAGAGCTTGTAAAGATAGACACTACCTTAACTAATGAACAACTTGAAGAGATTTCTAAGTATAGTCAGTCTTGGTACAACTATAATAATTCATCCCAGTTTTATAACAACAGCCTCTTTAGTAAGGACTCTGCTACACTGTTATATTTTAACTATAAGACTACCAAGAAGATAGTATACAAGAAGAAGAATCTAGACAATGGAAACTTCAAGATAATAGACAAGGAAGACACGTTCAACCCTCCACAGGAGATGATGGACGAGGGTAATTTTGAAAAAATAGAAAAGACTATAGACGTTTGGTACGATGGTGTTATGGTTATGGGAACTAACATAATGCTTAAGTGGGAGTTATCAAGAAATATGGTAAGACCTAAGTCTGCATCTCAGCATGCAATTCCAAACTATGTGGCTGTTGCTCCAAGGATGTACAAGGGAGCTATAGAGTCACTAGTAAAGAGAATGATACCATTTGCTGACCTTATACAGGTTGTGCACCTAAAACTACAGCAGGTTATATCTAAGGTTGTACCTGACGGTGTATTCATTGACGCTGACGGTATTAACGAGGTAGACCTTGGTACTGGATCGGCATACACTCCAGAGGACGCTCTTAGACTATACTTCCAGACTGGTAGTGTTATTGGTAGGAGCTACACAGGAGACGGTGAGTTTAATAACGCAAGGGTTCCTATCCAGGAACTTAATTCAAACAGTGGACAGGCCAAGATATCTAGCCTTGTAGGAAGCTACAACCACTACCTAGGAATGATTAGGGATGTAACAGGACTTAACGAGGCACGTGACGGCTCTATGCCAGATCCAAACTCGTTAGTTGGAGTACAGAAACTAGCGGCACTTAATTCGAACACAGCTACAAGACACATACTAGAGTCTAGCTTGTACATAACTAAAACATTATCAGAGGCTATATCTTGTAGGGTTGCTGACATACTAGAGTACTCAGACTTTAAGGAGGAGTTCATCCTTCAGATAGGTAAGTACAACGTGAGTATACTAGAGGATATAAAGGACTTACATATACACGACTTCGGTATATTTATAGAGGTTGCACCAGACGAGGAGGAGAAGGCTCAGCTAGAGGCTAACATTCAGATGGCTCTGTCTAGGGACGCTATTTATCTAGAGGATGCTATAGACATCAGAGAGATCAGAAACCTTAAGCTGGCTAACCAGTACCTTAAACTTCAGAGAAAGAAGAAGGAGGAGACCATTCAGAAGAACCAACAGGCTCAGCAGGAGATGCAGGGCAAGATTCAGCAGCAGTCACAGCAGGCAGCAGCTCAGAGTGCGTTACAGGCCATACAGGCAGAGACACAGTCTAAGATGCAGATCAAGCAGGCAGAGGTAGGCTTTGATATTGAGAAACTTAAGCAAGAGGCCCAGCTAAAGATGGAATTAATGCAGATGGAGTTTAATCTACAGATGCAACTAAAGGGCGTTGAAACAGAGCAACTTAATCAGAAGGATACTCTTAAGGAGAAGGCTAAGGACAAGAGAATAAGTATACAGAACACACAGCAGTCAAAGCTAATTGATCAGCGTAAGAATAATCTTCCACCAGTAAACTTTGAGTCAAACGAGGATAGCTTGGATGGATTCGATATGGCTGAATTTGAACCAAGATAAATAACTAACTTTGCAAAAAAAATAAAATGAGTACAGTACCATCAGGAACAAGATTTATAGGTATAGCAGAAAATGTTAACCTTACAGAAAGAAAGTCAGCAGTGTTGAATACAGAAACACAGCCTTATACTATTCAAGATATAGCAGACACAGTTGGTGTTGGAGCACAGGGACCACAAGGAGTTCAAGGGCCAGCAGGACCTCTAGGACCAGTTGGACCAGCTGGATTAAACTGGCAAGGTGCATGGGTTTCAGGAACGTCTTATGTTGCAGATGATGCTGTTGGATATGGAGGAGCGTCTTACTTTTGTATACTAGCAACTTCTGGAACTACAACTCCAAATCTAGCTACAACAAACTGGGCACTGTTAGCCTCTCAAGGAGCTGAAGGAATACAAGGTGTACAAGGACCTACTGGTGCTCAAGGACCATCTGGTGGAGCTGGAACATTGCAGCAGACTGTAGATAATGGAAACGAAGTTAACGATGGTTTTGGAAACATAACTAAAATTTATAGCGGAGCAATACAAACTATAGATATTTTAGGAAATATAACTATTGGTTCTGATGTGGGTTTACAAAAAGGAATTTATACTGCTAAAATATACAACCCTGGTAATCATACAGCAAATAGAACATATACATTGCCTAACGCTTCAGGAACTGTTGCTTTGACAAGTGATCTTAGTTTACAGCAAGCATTTGATAATGGAAAAACAATGACTACAGGTAATTTCACTGCTGCGATTTTTGTATCAAAACCTGGATTATCTGTTAAAAATACTTCAACATTAGATGAAACAACTGTAGAAACAACTAAGATTACTTTTACCAAAAATCAAGGCGGTTTAAAAACAACTAATTTATTTCAAGCTATAAATACAACTGTAAATAGAGCTGTATACCTTCCAGATGCTGACGGAACTCTTGCTTTATTGCCAACTGTAGCTGGAGACTACATTAATGATATTGCAGCAGCAGCAGCAGGAATTGCAGTTGGAAATTTATATCATACAGCAGGTGTAGTAAAAATTAGATTAACATAAAATTAAATAAATCAAATCAAATGGAAAATTTCACAGTTAGAGACTTAGGTGTCTCTGAGCAAAAGTCTATTCAAGAGGTAGAGCAACAGTTGTTAGATCAACACGAGGAAAAGTTTAGTCAGGAGAAAGAGGAGCCGATTATTACAACTGAACAAGTTGAAGAGGTAGGACTAAAGGATGAGGATGTACTTTCGTACATTAAGAACAGATACAATAAGGAGGTAACATCAATTGATGAGTTATTTCAAAAGAGAGAAGAGGCAGAGGAGTTACCAGGTGACGTTTCTGCATACTTCAAATATAAGAAAGAGACTGGACGCGGAATTGAAGACTTTGTTAAGTTAAACAGGGACTACAACTCAATGGATTCAGACTCATTGTTGGCAGAGTACTACTCACAGACAGATGAAGATCTGGACGAGGAGGATATAGCTTATATGATTGAGGACAAGTTCTCGTACGACGAGGACCTAGACGATCCAAAGGATATCAAGAAGAAGGAACTCGCCAAGAAGAAAGAGCTTGTTAAGGCCAAGAAGTACTTTGAGGATTCAAAGGAGGCATATAAGATACCAGTTGAGTCAGCTGGAGGTCTTGTCTCTGAAGATGAGAAGGAGACCTACAACGCCTACAAGAAATACGTTCAAGATTCGCAGAGTCAACAAGAAGAAAATTACAGAAAATCTGAGTATTTTCAAAAGAAGACGGAGGAGCTTTTCTCTGATGATTTCAAAGGTTTTGATTTCGTTATAGGAGATAAGACAGTTAAGTTTTCACCTGGAGATGTTAAGGAGACTAAGAAAATTCAATCAGATGTTTCAAACTTTATATCTAAGTATATAGATGCAAATGGAATGATATCTGATCCTGTTGGTTACCACAGATCATTAGCAGCTGCTATGAACCCAGAGAAGATGGCCACGTTCTTTTACGAACAGGGCAAGGCTGAGGCGTTATTAGATAATGCAAGAAAAATTAAGAACATTGACATGGATACCAGGAGTACTCCGCAGTCAATCAGCCAATCTGGTTTTAAAGTTGTAGCTACTGAAAGTGATAGCGGAAGAGGACTAAAAATAAAAAGTAATAGAAACATTTAAAACACAAAAACATGCCAGCACAAGTAGCAAGTACCCCAGGGTTCGCATTACAACCAAGCGCAACGAGACAAACTCTTGCAACAAATTACATCACGGACTTCAATTTCTTGAACCAGTATCTTCCTGATACTTACGAGAAAGAGTTCGAACGATATGGAAATCGCTCAGTAGCATCTTTCTTAAGAGCTGTTGGAGCTGAGATGCCATCTACATCAGACCTTATCAAGTGGGCTGAACAAGGGCGTCTACACACTAAGTACGTTAACTGTGCCTCTGGAGCAGCAGCTGGAGCTGATACTGCAACAATCACAGTTTCTGACACATTGATCCCATCTTCTAACCTTTCTGGTACTGCTAGAATTGCGTTTAAAGTTGGACAAACGGTATTGATCTCTGACAACGCGTCTTCAAAATCAAACAAGGGTATCATCACAGCTGTATCTTCTTCTGCTAACACATTTGATGTTGCATACTACGCAGCTGCAGGACAAACATTTGCAGCTACAGATACTGTAAGTTGTTTTGTATACGGTTCTGAGTTCAGAAAAGGAACACAAGGTATGGTTGAGTCTGTTGAGGCTTCTGACTCTATCTTCTCTAACAACCCAATCATCATCAAAGAGAAGTACGCTGTTACTGGATCTGACATGGCTCAGATTGGATGGATTGAGGTTACAACTGAGAATGGAGCTACAGGATTCTTGTGGTACATTAAATCAGAGCACGAAACTCGTTTGCGTTTCGAGGATTACTTAGAGATGTCTATGATCGAGGCAGTTCCTGCTGAGGCAGCTTCTGGAGCTATTGCTACTACTGCTGTAGGAAACAAAGGGTCTGAGGGTATGTTCTACGTTATTGGAAACAGAGGTAACGTATTCAGTGGTGGTAACCCAACTGCATTGTCTGACTTTGATGAGATCATCAAGAGACTTGACAAGCAAGGTGCTATCGAAGAGAACGTATTGTTCATCAACCGTCAGTTCTCTTTCGACATTGACGATATGTTAGCAGCTCAAAACTCTTACGGAGCAGGTGGTACATCTTACGGTTTGTTTGATAACGACAAGGAGATGGCATTGAACTTAGGGTTCACAGGTTTCCGTAGAGGTTATGACTTCTACAAGACTGACTGGAAGTACTTAAATGATGCAGCCCTTAGAGGTGGTATCGTTGGTGGTGCTATCAATGGTGTATTAGTTCCAGCTGGATCTACTACAGTATACGATCAAGTTCTTGGTAAAAACGCTAAACGTCCATTCTTACACGTACGTTACAGAGCTTCTGAGACAGAAGACAGAC